GCCAAGGCAGTAATAGAGCAAATGTCTTCGAAGTTCGCTATTTTCATCTGCCTTGTTAGTGATTGCAGAGCATAGCCTTCGAACTGAAATATACCTGCATATTTCTCGTCGTTCAGTATTTTAAACGAGGCTTCATCATCCAGCGGAAAGTTTACGAGTTTCTCCCTAGACCAACCAACTTGATCTAAAACGTCTTGCAGAACCGATAGCGTCCTAAGTCCTAGAGCATCGATCTTCAGCAAGTTTAGGTTCTCAGCATCCTTTTTGTCTATCTGAGCTGCACCAGTTTGCGCACTGACCGAGCAATACTTACTAACAGGATCTTCAGTAACGATAATTCCAGCGGCATGAACTCCTGAGTGTCGAGCGTGGTTTTCCATCTTCTCAGCTATTCGCATTTGCGGATATTTATTTAAAACTTGCTTGCCTATGTCTAGGTCATTAAAGGTGTCCATAATGCACATTGCTGCACGAGCATCGCCTCCACTCCGTTCAATGATTGCACCTTTTAGATCATTAACTTCCCAAGCTGGAATGCCAAGCTCCTTGGCAACTTCGGTTATTGTGCTCTTGGCTTTATACCTGCTGACTGTTCCTAGGTGGGCAACTTTCTCGGAGCCATACTTGTCTCTCAGGTATTGGAAAACCATTTCCCTGCGGTCGTCCTGAAAGTCAATATCAATATCGGGCAAGTCAGCACGAGTAACGTCGATAAACCTTTCGAACAGCAAGTCGAACTTTATGGGGTCAACATCCGTGATGCCTGTTAAATAGCAAACTAAAGATCCAGCTGAGGAGCCACGAGCTGGACCAACGAGCATATGCTTCTTCGCATAATTAATCATGTCGGCAATAACGTAAAAATAATCGTGAAACTGCTTTAGCTCTATCATATCGAGCTCACGCTTCAGCCTATCTTTGTAAATCGGATCTTCTAAATCTATTCCTCTTTCCGGAGCACCATCTATACACATCTGCTCTAAAGTTTTCTCAGGCGTGAAAGATATCATCTGAGCAACAGGCAAGTCAACATTGCACATGTCTGCTATTTTGTATGTATTCTTAATTGCCTCTTCAGGAAGCCAAGGAATGCAGTCTATCATTTCGTGCTCGTTTAGCAAGTGCATCGGCTTGGTTCGTTCCATCCTATTCATGCCAACCAGAACCTCATAAGCCTTTCGGTCACCAACTTTAGGATAAAAGTTGTCGGAGGTTGCTACTGGTTTAAATCCTTTTTGCTCGCAAAAGTCCAGAGCCTTCTTAGAACTCATCGGATTTATCTCGATATAAAGATCGTCTTTTCTGGTCAAAGGAAGCAGTCCCCACTCTGGGTGTGTGCCACTGAGAATAATTACATTTTCCGATATGTCGAAAAGGTCAGAATAACTTAGCCTCGGGAAATAATAAAAATTTTCCTTGCTCGTGCTTTTTGTTACGAGGTCATAAACCTCGGACAATCCTTCATTGTTCTTAGCAATAAAAGCCATCATGTTTGCGGTCTGTTTAGAGCGGTCGGTGGAGTCAATTACAACTGCGATCTCAGCTCCGAATATTGGTTTCTTTCCAGCCTTTTTACAAGCATTGCTGAAAGGAACATGACCCCAAGTTCCTATGTCAGCTATCCCTATTGCATCTCCATCAGCCTCGATTATGCTAGAGATTGGTCCATATGCTTTGCGGAAAGAATATTCTGTGCGAGCTCTTATGTGCAGCATTACATAATCACCGCAATAATTGCATAACTAATAACGAAACCTATCAGTCCAATTGCCATTATATTTCTCCTTTTTCGATATACCAGTTTACAATTCTGGCAGTTGCTTCAACATCATTTATTGATCGGTGGGCACCTTCTATCTTCTCGTCGAAAAGCTCTTCGTAAATATCGCCAAGTTTACGCATCTTGCCCCAGACCTTTTGCCCTATTTCAACTGTGCAGATATGATTAGGTGGCCAAGGGAACTTAGTAACTTTGTCAAGCCTTTCTAGCTCGAACCTTAAAACCTTTCGGTCAAAAGGCAAGTTGTGTGCAACGATGTGCCTTTCGCCTAGGAAGAAATCCGTCAGCTCTTCAAGCTTAGTTATGAATGGCTTTTCGTCTTTAAGCATCTCGTCGGTTATTCCTGTGATCTTTATTATCTTAGGGTCGAGCAAGTGTCCAGGATTGCAAAAGAATTCCAGCCTTTGTTGCTCTTGCATCTGTCCTTTGTGGATAAGATCGTCGTTGTACTTTATAGCACCGAACTCGATTATTTTAGGTTGCAGGTCTAGGTCAGAGCCTTCAGCCTTGGGCAAGCCTGTTGTTTCAAGATCGAATATAATCATTCTTTATCCTCGTTGTCTAAAGATTGCAACATAAAAGAATAAACACCCATGTCATGAACTGAGTCCTCATGCGATCCTGGCCAGTTCTCGGAATAGCGAGTGAGCTTGGCAACAATCATATTTACAATGCCGAACCTGTTCCATTCCTTCTCAGTTTCAAGAGTAACTCCTTTGGGGAATAAAGCCATCATCACTTTGCCATGTCTATGGTAATTATCCCCATAGATTTTATTGCGCTCCTTGAAAGTTTCTAGAGCATCTTCCATGCAATCGATGGGTGACTTATTCCTGCGATGTTTTCTAGCAACATCTCCAATTGTTTTAAGATCGCTCATTACTCTCATATCTCCCATTCTCGTACGAACTGCGAACATCTCGCTCATAATTGTTAGCCTTGTCGAAAAGACTTTCTAGGTCTCTTCTTTCGAAGGTGTTAAGGTCGAAGAGCCTAGCAACTTTTTTGTCGTTAAGCTCTATGTCGTTTCCTCTTATTTTAAGCATACACCCACTCCGGAGTTGGAGTGTAGTTCCACTTTGCGAAACCCATCTTCTCGCCTAAATAGTAATTGCGATATGCTTCGGTTGTGCTCTCGCACTTATACTCATCAGGCATGCACTGGGGTGGCTCAGTAAAGCCAACCTCTTTTATATTCATAGGTGCGATGCCAAATAGCTGCATCATCTCTGAGCTTTTGTGAGTTTTGCCATAACGAGCTGTGTATTCTTTACACAGGTGCACAAATAATGCTAGTGTCCACCAATAGTGAGCGGAGCTTTCCCGCACCCAAACTGCTGATGGATGGTTCTTGTGGGTCGACTTATACAAGCCAACCTTATCAGCCCAATAGTCTCCGTCTAACTCTCGGTGCGCAGTGCAAAGCAGTTGCGCAGTTTCGAGTATCATCTTGACGCAATGCTTGTCGCAATGCATTATAGCTGACTCTTTCGGACTAGTGTCCAAGTAAAAAATATTCATTAAACTTCCTTTCTCAATATTAGAACTTTAAACCTTTTCGGCTAAAAAATAAAGTTTATTTTTGCCAAAACTTTAGCTTCTTTTTTACTCTCTGCCAAAGGCTCGGCTTCTCATCTTCCTCATGGAAAACTTCCATAACAACATCCATGGGTGAAGTTTTTTCATAGGTTCTATTTTTAATAATGTAAGCAACAGTTGGTTCTTTTATATTCAGCTCTTTGGCAATTTCAGAGTGCTTGAATGTTAAGGCTTTCATCTCGTGAACTCTATTAACAAATTCCTGATCATATTTTGTTTTGTGGTGTGCCATATTTTTTCCTTTCATCTATGATGTACCATTGTATCGACTTCAAATGTTTTAAATGTTCCGTGTATTGGTTCGGAGGATTTAGAAATTTCATTGAGTATTGTATAAAGCTGATCTAAAGCAACGTCAATAATATGCTTTTGCGCTGGGTCAAACCAACCTCCATCCGTTATTTTATCTTGAAAGTCTCCTAAAAAATTCTTGACTTCATTAGCTTGTCGGAAAAGTTTCTTGTTGCCAAGCATTAATATCTCTTCCCAGAGCTTGTATATTACCGAGGACAAATCAGCCAACGCAACAATCATACCTTCCTTCCCAGCCTTAGACTGTTCCCAGTTGGTCTTCATGTTTCTGCTGTTTATTCTCAACTCATTAATTATCTGGTCAATGCCAGCTTCCGCTATCTTTTTAAATACAGCAACAGACTCGTCGCTGTAATACTTGGTTGGTCTCGGGATATCGCCTGTTATAACTTCATCGATATCATGCACGATTGCTTTTTGCAGAGCCATGCCAACATCTAGCTTATCATTGGGAGCAGAAGCTGAGTTTATCTCCTCGCACAAAGTATAAGTAAAGAGGCACACGAAACCTGTGTGCTCCATTACTGATTCGCTCTTTAACAGGTGGAGTTGCGAATACCTTTGTATCGCAGACATCCCCTGAGAGACGCTGAATAGTTTTACGATGTCCATTTATTCAACGTCCGGATTGAAGTTCTGAAACTGCTCTAGGACTTTTGCCCTGCGACCAATGTGGTCTTCCCAGTCTATTCCAGCAGACATCGACCGACCTTTGGGTCTGTCCCAAGCTCTAGCAGAAAGTCCTGCGAACTTTTGCAGATCACCAACACCAACAATATGCGCATCAACACTTTCCTTCAGCATAATATTCAAGCCGAAGTTTTCATTGGTATAGGTTATTGAATAGCGTTTGTGTTCAGCTGCACTGTTCTCGCTCTTAAACTTGAAGTGATCGGTTAAGGCTCGGAAATATCCCATCTCGTAAACAGTGCCAGTGTCTCGACCATCTACAATAGCGAATAAAACATTAGCATCAATCATTGCGTTAATGTTGCTGTCGTAAATGCTCTTTGATGCTTTAGTCCTATCCTCTGGGGAAAGATGGGATATTACACCTCCACTTTTCCTAGGTGAGAAATAGTCAAAGCCATACTTATCGAATTCATTTTCGATAGCCTCGATCGTTTCGATCTGTTTAGGATTAAAGAATGGTCCAGCCAAATAAATTTTCATAGTCATTATGCGTCCTCCAGTTTATCTATATGTTTTTGCCAAAAGGCAGGTCTGTAACTTGCTTCAATACGCACCATGTCCATGTATTTCTGAGCGATGGGTGTAGAGGTTAAGTCACTATGAATGGGGCAAGGTGCTCCAGGATCGTCGTCGGTATGCCTTAACTCGGCATCCCTCGTATAAGGGCAAAAGCCTTTATTGCATGGCAAGTCTTGTTCGCTGATAGAGATGTATTCTTGCGCAACAATTATGATGTCTTTCCAGATACCATACTGAGCAATCCAACACTGCCTTTTATTAACAACTGTTTTCCAGAATTCAATCTCAGCCGATATAGATATTTTAATTTTATCGCCAAGTGTTCTGGTCCAGCAGTCTTTCGACTTTATTATTTCCATCAGGTTGTCTTTTATCGTATAGTTGCGGTGCCGAACAACCTGAGCTCTCAAGCCAATAGTCATCTCTTGAAACACAGTAACGACTGGTCCAATATTACCACTGACCATCTCGTTCTCTTGTAGCATAGGGATCGGATTAACAAAGCTATAATTGCCAGCATATTTATGAAGCTGAAATTTATTGTTAAGCTCTGCTTTGCCAACAACGAAATATTCATTTATCGTTGCGAGGTATTCATACAACTTATAAATTTTTATCAAGCCTCGCCAAGACAACCTAGTCGTGAAAGAAGTCATTGCGCATATTGGCATGTGCAAACGATACTCATCTTGAATAATACCTGCGTCCATGTCTGCTTTTATTTTCTGCTTCAAAAGCATTATGGTTGCGTTGTCCTCCGACAACTGAAAATATTCAGGAACAACGAACTCGGAAGGTGCGTCAACTCTAGAGGTTCTTGCCCACATAACGTGGTCTCTGAATGAGGCGAATATTTCTCGCTCTAATATTGTGCACTGAACACTCATCACAATAGATGGTATCTCGTTGACTGGTGCGTCGATAGATAGGATTGTGTCTAATGGGGTGGTGTCGTCGGGGGAACGTGATAACTCCCAAGCGACCCTAGATAAATTTTTGCCTGACGAAACTCTGTCGTCTGATATAATTTCAATCTTCATGTTTCAATTTCCAAACTCTGATGTCATTAGTTGCATTTCCGTTATCATCTCTGATTGCTCTTGACAAACATTTGAAACCTTGCTTTTTGCAATTCATTCTGAAAGAAACAACATCGCCTGAACTTTTAAGGACAGTGCTGTCTCCTACAGCCATTGCATTAACAAGCCTGACCCATTTGTTTCTAGACTTGTCAAGTTCGGAATAGGGCACACCATGCTCGATGGTGAACCCTAAAATTTCTTTTACGAACTTAGGCATCTTTAACCTCAGCCCATCCGTGGTCAATATCCCACTTTAGATCTTGCAGACGACCACCTTGCTTGATATAAAGCTCATAAGGCATATCAACACCGTGGTTTAACAGAAGCTGGAACGAGGCATAACCGCAAACTTCTTTCTTGTTCTCTTTGCGAGGGTTCGCAGTAACGAGAACATTGATAACCTTACCTGCAAAAGAACCACGAGGCTTGGCAACTTTTTTAGGAGCAATGCCGAGTGGCGTCATTCCTGGGAGCGCATCGATTTGGGGTGGTGACTTCACTTTAGTTCCTCCATCGAAAGGTGTGGTCGTTACATGAATATCAGCAATAGCATCCATAAAACGCTTGGCACCAGTTTTGTTATCAGAAAATTTCTTAACAGGTTTGTCTGTCAATTCGTTGTAAGCACTAACGAGCAGTGGACCTGTTACATTGCGATCAGCTAAAAGCTCATCAGCATTCTTAAAGAAGGCAACACCGTTGCCCATAGAACGAGCAACCTTGTCTGACTCATATGCTTTGACAACGAGGCTCTTCGGATTAAGTGTGTAAGTTACAGTGTTCATGATTTTTCCTTTCTCAGTAATCATACAAGCATTCTATCTTTTCTAGACAGAGATGTAAACACTTTTGATTCCTTTAAAAACAATGGTTTACAAATTATATGGAAAAGTATCTTAGTCCTCTGGGCTGTACAAGATACAAATTCTCCTTTGCTCTGGTCAATGCAACGTACCATACTCTGTTCTCCTCATCGCTTCCTAGGTTGTCCCAACTCAGCTTTCCCATGTCAGTTATTAATACCACATTGTCAGCTTCGCCACCTTTGCTTTGGTGTATTGTTGAGATTGTTATTCTGGGTTTGTCGGTAAACTTCTCGCCATTCCTCATGCAAGATCTTAGATATTCTCGCTCGTCGGGTGGCAGTCCTTTTAGTATTGCCATCCAGTCTTTGCTCCTAGCCTCGTCCGGAAGTCCTAGGTCGTCTATTCTATAGGTGTCTTTTTTCTCGAGCTTTACGTTAAAGTTGAAAAAGCCAATAAGGTTCTTTGCTTCTGGTCTGTTAAGCTCTTTGCCTTTGCGTATCTTTTCCCACGAGGTTATAGCTTTGGTCTCGTCGGTGTCTAAAGAACTTTGACCATTGTAGGTGTAAGCATAGCCTTGTTGCCTCACGACTCTTTTAATTCTATAGAGCAGGTATTTGCTTCGGCTCATGCATAGCCAAGTTCCTTCGTCAGCTCCGAAGTCAATTCCTTCGTCGTCCGATATATAATTCACTGTTCCTTTTTCGAGCTTGGGTTGCCATGGCTTCACATACCTATTCTTTATTCGGCTAACAACATCCGAAGCCAAAGCATGCACGCTCCTAGGTATTCTGAAACTCTGAGGCAAAATTCTCTTATCACCTTTTAAACTCAGGAACTTATTAACATCCGCACCTGCCCAACCAAATATTGCTTGGTCATCGTCGCCAGCAATGTAAACTTCCGAGGCTTGGGAGGAGGCTAGTATTGCCATGCGATACTGCAACGAGCTCAGATCTTGAGCTTCGTCGACTATGCATATATCTATCGGCAATGCAGTTTCATATCTTTGAAGCATGTCGGTGAAATCTAGCAAGCCATTCCTCTTTTTATAGGTGGTCAATGAATTATTGTACTGCTTAACTGCATGCAACGTCAAGTCATTTTGATTGCTTAGATGGTATTGATCTTCCATTGAACGAATACCAACTCTCGCCAAAGACTCTACTCTTGAGCATTTATCTCCTAGGCCATCGCCTGTGTGGATTCCTAGGTTCTCGTCGTAAATGCCTTTAAACTCCACGCCAATAGCTTTGCCCAACTTCCTATAATGGTTGTCGGTCATGACCTCGTCTCTTTGCAGACCTAAAGTTTTAAACGCTAAAGAGTGCAGCGTCCTAAAATAAGGAAACCTGTCTGCATCGAATCCGAACTGAACCATTGCTCTTTCTTGAGCTTCGCTTGCAGCTTTACGAGTAAAAGCCAAGTAAGCAATCCGCTCAGGTGGCACACCTCTTTTTAAAGCATTATCAACTATGTTCAGAAGAGTCGTCGTTTTTCCTGTTCCAGGGGGACCAAGTATTATCTGCACATGCCTCATCTTCATTTCCTTTCTCAGTCATAGCGTCTCGATAGTCTTCTTTCCTGAACTTCCACAATATCCATTCGTGGTATCGCTCAGGCTCTTTGTCGTCGAAACTCTTCTCCCAGTCGTTAATTATTATTTTTTTACAACTTCCGCAAATTATATCTTTCTCGAATATTCTGCCATGAGTATGCTCTCCGCACCAGTCGCAATTAATTGTTTCCTTGTAATATGGTAGCATCAAAACTCCTCCGTGACTGCACTCGGAATATCGAGTTGCTCGTCCTCGTCGAAAAACTCTGGCTCAGGCACAGACCAAACCTTAACTGGCTTGCCTTTTATTCGGAATGTTTTTCTATCGCCACCCAACAACCTCAGCCATGACCAGACTTGGTGTTGGTTTGTGTATCTAAATCGTCTTGCCTCTAAATAAATGAATAGATCTTCCGACCTGAAATAAACCTTGGCTTCGTCTGAGTCGTGCCATGGCTTGCCATTCATAATCTCGTCTTTCTGGCGAGCCTGTACTTTTCCTGTTAAAAAGCTGTCTAGCATTTTCTCGAACTGACCTTGGGGTGAGGCATCGTCTGGGTCTACTATAACCTCGACATTTTCTAACAGTTGATTTATTCTTTGCTCCCATGCTTGGGATGGCATTGTGCTCGGACACTTATTAAGTTTCTCGACGCAGATCTTTTGAAGCTGTCTTTGGTCAAGGAGCTGAGGTGTTGTAACTTCTATTCGCTCACCTTGCATCTCGATATACCAACGCACCGACTGGCGATTCTCGGTTTCGTATTTTGTTATTGCATCAACCTCGATAGACAGCCCACCGCCAACTCTGCCAACACCATAGTCTCGCTTCATGCATTTAGACTTTTCGCAATAGTTGCATATTGGACTTTGCTTGCAGGTGTAAGCATATTCTTTTTTGCTGACTGACTTAACTAATCCATTCACCTCACCCATAGGTAAAGGTTCAGGCAGATGCTCATAGTTGAACTTCATTAAGTCTTCTTGCCAGTCGTCGGGATTGCGCTTGCGGAAATAAACTCCAACATTGAATAAAGATATATTCCTACCACCTTCCGGAAAACCCATCGTCATAATGTGTTGTAAGCATGGTGGTCCATCGGCGAAGTGATCGACTAGGTCGGGAGTAAAAGTCTCGAGCTTTTCGAACGTCGTTAATTTCTTCTCAGCGAGCTCAATGAATTCTTTCAGGTTTAACTTTTTGCCTTTATGGATTGCATGGCGTTCAGTTTTATCACCATCCCAATAGCATAAGTTTATCCAGTTGCCTCGGTCTCTTTCGTTGGCTCTGGATATTTGTTTAGGGAAAACTTCCGAACCACCATAACCTAATAAAGCTGCAAACTCATTCAGCTTGCTGACCATGTCAATAGCAGGTATGGCAGGACTACAGAAAAGATACAAGTGAGCACCGCCAGACTTAGAACGGCATAACACCAAAGGAGTATCACGAATTTTCTTTTCGAGGCTTTCAAGACTTTCATTTAATTTAACATCCCCTCTAATATCAATATCAATAACGCCAAAGTGACAGCTGTTATTTTGCAATAAAGGAATAACTCCTAAAATATATTCGCCACCACTGAGGTGCTCTTTAAAATTAAATTCGGTTGCAGGTTCGCTGACGGTGACTGCTCGACCAGACATCTTGCCATCTGCTTCTTGTTTATTTACTCGGTATTGTCCATGAGCAAGCTCGAAGCCTCTGAACAATTTCATAAACCTTTTAGTTTCCACGCCTGTTCCTTTCTAAAAGTCGTCGGGGAGCATTGCTGCTCCCCTAGATCATGCAATGCGCAATTACATTACATCATCATCTGAAGAGTCAGGCTGTACTTTTACCTCTCCGCTCTGGATATTCTTGCGGAACTCACGTGCCTCAAGATAGATGTTTTGACCTTGGTCTAGGTTTTGTATAATACCACCAGACTTTGCGTCGAACATCATCTCAACTTCCCAGTTGAACCACGAACCCATATCGTTCTGCTCGGGAGTGGTCGTCAGGTTATAAGCAGTCCAGAACATAGCTGGATTAATTGTGCCTTTACCTGAGGGATGAGGAATTTGCAAACGATTGATCATAGAATTCCATCGCTTGGCTTTTTTAATTCCGCTCGAGCTCATTGATATAATAGCAGGAGAGAAATTACCATCCGCACCAACAACATAAATAAAATACTCGGCTGTTAATGAGAGTTGGTTTCCGTCAGGTGTGCGCAACTTCCCTCGGTCGTCCTGTACACACATATTCAAAATGGCAGGTT